CGCGTCGATGACCACCGCCCACGAAGCCTGGCTGGCCATGCGCCCAAGCCACTACTGCGCATCCGAGTGGGGGCAGGGGTTGGGGTTCTCCACCTTTGGCGGCCCGGTGAAGGTGTGGGCAGGCAAGGAAGGCCCGGGCAACCACCCGGAGCCCAAGCCAGAGGTGAAGAGGGACATCTTCGTCCGCGGTCACGTCTGCGAGGGACCCCTGCTCACCTGGCTGTCGGACTATCTCGGGATGCCGATCTACCACAACACCGACCACACGGTTGTGCACGCGGTCGAGAAGTGGGCATCGTGCACCCCTGACGGCTACGTGCTCGACGGGGAGCCGCTGGTGCCTATCGAGGGCGCAGAGGCCAAGACCAGCACCATCCGCCGGGGCTGGGGCGAGCATGGGGACGAGGCGCTCGGGCTGGATGCAGAGCGGCTGGTGCCCTACCCGGACTATGCGATCCAGGTCAACGCCTCCCTGTGGATCACCAACCTCCCCGTCTGGCAGATGGTCGTCGGGATTGTCCCCTACGGTTCGGAGATCACAATCAAGTCGGCGCTGGCCAGGGGGTGCTCCTGGGATCAGGCAGCTGGCATCGTGCTGGACCAGAGCGACAAGCGGGCGTTCACCATCTACCGGGACCCCAACGACGAGAAGGCTCTGGTGGACATGGCGCGGTCCTGGTGGTTCAAGCATGTGGTGGGCGGCGTCCAGCCCGAGTGGGACGGCAGCAAGGCCGCCCGGGTCCTGCTGGCCAAGCGCCACCACGAGATGAAACTGGACCAGATCCGCCGGGCCACCCCCAGCGACGAGGCGTTCGTCCGTAGGCTGAAGGCTGCCCGCATCGAAGAGTGGGAGGCCATCGAGACGGTGGCCAGGTTGAAGCAGGAAGCCCTCCACCGCATAGGTGGGCACCGTGGCATCGAAACCCGAGAAGGGCGATTGACCACCACCAGAAAGACAAGCAAAACCGGAGCCCCTGTGCTCCAACTAAATACCCCGAAGCATTGGAGTAACTAGCTCATGGCAGAGAACAAGAACACGCAGTTGATGGCCCCGCAGGCGCAGCCCCAGGGGATGATGGGAGCCGAGGCCAACCGCCAGCTGGCGGAGGTCCAGGGCTCCATCTTCCTGGCCAAGCAGTTCCCCCGAGACGACAACGAGGTCTGGGCGCTGGTCGAGCGGGAGTGCTCGAGGCAGGGCCTGGCCGAAAGCGCCATCTACGCCTATCCCAAGGGCGGAAAGACGATCACCGGCGAGACCGTGATCCTCGCCCGCGCCATGGCCCGCTGCTACGGCAACCTCGACTTCGGCATCACGGAGCTGGAGCAGAAGAAGGGCGAGAGCCACATGCAGGCTTTCTGCTGGGACAAGGAACGGAACGTCCGCGAGGTCCGCAGCTTCGTGATCAAGCACCAGCGCAAGGCGTATGGCGACATCACAGAGATCACCGACCCGCGGGACATCTACGAGATGACCGCCAATGTGGGAGCTCGCCGTGAGCGGTCCTGCATTCTCGCCCTGCTGCCGGGGGATCTGGTGGCCCAGGCCCGGAAGTGGTGCGAGCGGACCCTGGCCGGCGAGAGCAAGGAGACCATCCAGGACAAGATGCGCACAGTCGTGGGGACCTTCGCCAAGATCGGCGTGACCAAGGAGATGCTGGAGACGCGGCTGGGTCACACCATCGAGTCCGCAGTGTGGGCCGAGGTGCCGGTGCTGGGAGAGATCTACAGTTCCATCCAGCAGGAGCGGGCCCAGGTGTCCGACCACTTCGAGCAGCCGGAGGCGGGTGGCCAGCCCACCAACCTGCGGGAGAAGGTCCGCAGCGCAGCCGCCCCGAAGAAGAAGAAGGCCGCCCCCAAGACCGAGACCACCCCCGCCGGGGACGTGGTGGAGTCCGAGACCGGGGAGGTGGTCGATGCTGCCCCGGAACTCCCGGTGGACCCGCCGGTTGAGGATTGGGAGCCAGGCCCGGACCTGCAGGAGCAGGCGGATCGGGAGGCAGCCCGCGCCATCGCAGCGCAGGACGCCAAGGCTGCGGAAGCCAGCGGAAGCCAGCCCACCTTCGGAGACATGTAGCGCAACCGGGGCGCCCGGGTGACCGGGCGCCCCACGGAGAACTGGACAATGACTGAATGGGCAATCGTGCATCTGATGGGAAAGGGACGTATCGCGGGCATCATCACCTGGCCCGACGCGCCCCAACTGACCACCACCCCTGTCGAGTCGCCCGTGAGGGAACTCGACGACGAATCCATCCCATTCTAGGAGAACCGATACCATGATCGCATCGATGCACATCACCAACCGTGGGGCTCACGAGACCCTTGACATCAACTTCGCAGGCAAGGGCAAGACCACGGTGCGTGGCCCGACGGCGACGGGGAAGACCACCCTGTTGGCCGCCGCCTGCGACATCCTGTGGGGCTGCGACCAGTGGGGGACCGTCACATCGGTTTCGGCCATCCGCACGGGCCAGGACAAGATGACGTCCGAGATGACCTTGGTCAACGGGGTCACCCTGTCGACATCGATGCTGCGAAGCGGTCGGGTCACCCGGTCCCGGACGCTTCCCGACGGCACCGTGGAGAAGTTCAAGACGAAGGGTGCCTGGCTCAAGGCCATGGGCCCGCTCGGGGAGAAGGCGCTCGAGGCCCGGATCGCGATGGTTCCGATGGCGTGGAAGGATCTCGCGGAGGGCAACGCCCGCAAACTCCGTGACCTGTTCCAGTCGCTGCTGCCGACGGAAGATCTCGGGGAGGAGATCGATGCGCTGATGCAGGCCGCCGGGTTCCACTTCATGACGGCCACCGACCCCACGACCGAGAAGTTGGCCGGCGAGTGGCGCACCGAAGCGAACCGCGACAAGAACAAGGCCGCAGGTGCCTTCGAGGAACTCCAGACCCAGGTTGAGGAACTGGAAGCAGAGCAGGCGGAGCCGGTGTCCCCTGCTGCTGTGGCGGCGGCCAAGGCTGTTGACCACGCGGTGCTGGCCTACGACGGGTACGGCGAGGCGCTGTCGGGCTACGAAGCGACCGTCATCGAGCGGGACCACCAGCAGGCCGAGGTGGCGGCGTGGAACAAGGCTATGGTCGACCTGGGTCCGGTGCCGGATGGGGCGGGTGTGGATGCAGCGGCGGAGGCTTTCGGACTGGCTGATGCCAAGGTTGCCGAGTTGGAAGTCTTCGCGGCGGACATGCGGGTCAAAAAGGATCGCTCGGCGCTGAAGTGCCGTGAGGTCCCCATCGCTGCTGACAGGCCCGAGTCTGTGGCTGCTCGCAACAGGCTGCACCTGGCCATTGAGACGCTTGAGCGCACCCCTGACGATGGCAAGTGTGGGACGTGTGGCAAGGCTTGGGCGCAAGCCAAGAAGGCGCGGAAGGATGCCGAGGATGAGGTGGACGCAGCGCGAGCCAACCTTGAGCAGGTGAAGCGTTCTGCCGAGACTGCCTACCAGAACGAGATGAACGGGTTGTCGAAGGCTAATCAGGCAGCGGCAAAGCTCGTCAACGACAACGACGACGCGCTGGTGGTAGCCCGCCAGGAACGAGACACCGCCCGCTCCGCCCTGGCGCTGGCCAACATCCCGGTCGAGGAATACCATAGCGCCGTCGAGTCCATCGGCCCGAAGCCGACAGTCATGGACAAGCCCACCGCCCCGAACCCGCCGGAGATGGCAGCCCCCACCATCGACGAGATCGACCAGGCCAACCAGACCCTTTCCCTGCACAACGCGGCGGAGGCCATCGCCCTGAAGGCCAGCGGCAAGTTGTCGAACGCCACGGCTCGTCTGGCGAAGGCTGACTCTCTGGTAGCCACCACGGCTGCCGAGGCTGACCGGATGAAGGCGCTGGTCAATGCCGTCCGCCAGGCTCCTTCCGTGATTGCCGCCCGTCAGGCCAAGGCCCTGGGGCTCCCCCCCGAGATCACCTTGGTCTGGGGCGCCGGTGATGCGCAGTCCCCGGCGGTGGTCCCGATGTTCGACGGCGTGCACTACAAGCGGGCCGCCACGGGTCGAGGGATCTGCTGCGGCTTGTCGCTCCGTGCCCGTATCCGGGTCGCCATCGGCCTGCCCTACCTGCCCCTGTTTGTGGACGAAGCGCAGTCGGTGACCGGCCAGGAACTCCCCGACGTTGGCGGGCCGGTGATTGTACTGGTGGGCGACGACCTGGGTCCGATCCGGGCGGAGGTGGTGGCGTGAGTGATCTACGAGAGCGGACGATTGAGCACCTGCGGGCCACTCTGACGTGTGACGAGAGCGAGGGCTGCGACTTGTGCGGCTACGCCAGCGCACTGATCGCGGAGTGGGAGGCGCTGGCCAACTGCGACCACGGCCACACTGTCGAGTTGGCTCCCGGCGCGGGGGCGTGGTGCTCCGAGTGCGGATCGCTGCAGGACCGCAGCGGCAAGTGGCGGGCACCGGAGAAGCCACCATCCGACTGGAAGTTCCATGCCGAGATGGTCAAGGATTTGGAGGCTGAACTGGAGGCGATTGTTGACCCATTGCGGGAGATCCGCGAGAAGGCCAGCGCGCTGCTCGACTCTCTGGTGCTGGGCCACCCGCTGCTGCCCGACGAATGGGAGCGGCTGATCATCCTGTGCGGGCGGTACTGCTCGCCGTTCAAGGGGTGGGAAACTGTTTCCATCCCGGAAACAACTGGCCCCGCCCCCGCGCCGCTGGTGGAGGCGGTGGCCTACCTGCGCCGGATGGCCTGCGGGTGGGTTCCCAGCATCAACGACCAGCAGTGGTGCGATGAAATTGCAGACGCCCTCGCCCACCACCGCGAGCAGGAGCCCAAGACCGACCTACCCCACCACGAACTCCTGCCACTTGGCCCAATGGGGTGGTGATGACCTGGGGGCTTCGGCCACCATCCTGGCTGATGGCAGCCTGCATGTGCTGGTGTCACGGTCACTGGCCAGGCCACATCACGAGTGGATTATCCCACCAGCCCCCCAGGAGGATGACGCATCCCCGTTCGCCTTCTGGTCGAACGGCAGTTGCGAGGCAATCTTGTGGAACGAACACGCGGTCTACAACAGCGAATGCAACTCGTTCTGGTCAAAAGACGGCGACGACGACAGGACAGAGCGCGAGATGGTGCTCCGCGACGTTCGGATTGAGGTCGCCAAACTGGTCATCGCGGCAAGCCTCACGCAGAAGGCTGTCCGGGCGCTCGACAAGCAGCCGAAACCACCGCCAGCCTGACACTTTCCGCGACATCCGCTACCATGGCACAAAGGCCCACGAGCGTAAGCTGTGCACAACGCCCGGCCTGGCCGTGGGCGAGAGTGTGCCGCGATGGCCAAAAAGCGGAAGTGCATCTACGTCGGCCCGAGGGGCGGGAAGTGCGATAGATCCGCGTCTGACGGCAGTGCCTTCTGTCCGAAGCACCAGGTGGAGACCGAGAAGGCGTTCGGGGGACTCGTCCAGGATCAACTCACCGAAGATGACATCCCCCGCCTGATCCTCGAGGCCGTCTCCATCAACCGTGGCCTGCTCCCCATGGTGATGAACAGCGAGACCATTTCCGACGGTGAGCGGTACAAACTCGCCACCGGGATCACCAGAGACATGCCGCGTCAGGCAGAGTCTTTTGGGCGGTCCATGGAAGCGCTCGAACGGAACCGCGCACGGAAGACTTTGCTCGACGGAATGGGTGTCGTCTTTGCCGCCCTCCGACAGGTCGGTGTGTCGCGCCAAAAGATCGCTGAAGCCAACCGTCTGATCAGGACCGCCTCGCGGCTCCCAATCGACCCGGTTGAGATGCGCAGGATGCTCGACAACGGAGAGATCACCGTAGACGAGCAAGGCGCGATTGATGGTGAGATCGTTGGCTAAGTCACCCACCGACGACCGCGCCCTCATGGAAGACATGTACGAGTACTTCGGGCAGATGTCCGACGACTTGGGGATAGAGGAACGGGGGGTCTCTGGGGATGAGAAGCAATTCACCCTCTTACAGGTCCAGGAAGCCAGGACCGACATCTGCCGGTTTGCCGAGATCGTCTTCGGTTTTCTCCTGTCCCAGTTTCACCGCGACCTGCTCAAGTTGGCCATCCAGCCCGGTGGCCGGCTGGTGGTCCGTGTCCCTGTCGAGCATGGAAAGACCACCCTGCTGTCCATCGTGGTCCCGCTGTGGCTGATAGGCCGCGACCAGGGCGTCCGCTGTCTGCTCGGGTCATCCACGATCGACAACGCCGAGCGTGCGTCACGAACGATCAAGGGCATCATCGAAGGCGCCGACGAGTTCGAGCACATCCACCTGCTCTACAGCGAGGTGTTCCCGGAGGTCAGGCCCAGCGAGGCGAAGTGGACGAACACTAAGATGTTGGTTCACCGCGAGCAGGCAGAAGGCTCGCTGAAGCGTGGTGACTACACGGTCCAGGCCGCCGGCGACATCGGGCGTGTCACTGGTACCCGCCTCAACTACGTCTGCTTCGACGACGTGCTCGAGGAGCGCAACACCCGCACGAAGAACGGAAGGGACTCCACCTTCAACTGGATCACCCGCGTGGTCCTGTCCCGGCTGGTCCCCCTCGGCGTGTTCATCATGCCCGGCATCCCCTGGCACGAAGACGACGCGGGCAGTCGGTTCCTGAAGCGGCCCGGCTGGTTCCCCTACGACTTCCCAGCCTGCGTTGCTGCTCGCGACCCCGACGGGCGGATCATCCCGAAGGAGTCGTCGTTCACCAACATCGCCTTCCCGGCCCAGGACATCTGCGTCCACCCGGCCTGCGACACGAAGAACTGCCAGGAAGAGTCCCACCGGCCAGAGTACGGCTGGACCCCGAAGCGCTTTCTGCACGCCCTGCTCACTGACTACGGCGATGCCGAGTTCACCCGCCAACTGCTGATCGAACTCCCCGGCAGCGTGCTTGGGGGCTACAACGAACTGTGGTGGCACAAGGCTTATGTGCTGGGGCAGTTCTACCAGCGCATGAACCATATCGACAGGACCGACGACCACCCCCTGCTGCCGAAAGGTGCGGAAGTGGTCCACGGGGTTGACATCGCCACAGGCGAGCACGTCAGCATTGGCGACGAAACCGCCATCGTGACCTGCGCCAAACTGAAGCGCCATCACAGCGGTGCCGACAAGATCATACTCGACGTCGTTTACGGCAACTGGCAGGCAGAGGAGATCCTGGAGAACGTTGCCGGGCAGGTGTTGAAGTGGGGCGGGTTGATGGTGGTGGAGAACAACGCAGCCCAGCGACTGCTGATCCAGACCCTTAACATGAGACCAGTTCAAGAGGCGTTTGGGCTCAATCAACAGATCGTCGATAGGCAGATCGTCGGAAGGATGACGACCGCAGAGAAGCACGATCCATTCCTCGGACTCCGCGGGCTGGTGCCCCAGGTCGGCGGCGGCGAGTGGATGGCGATGGTCGAGTCCGACGACAAGAAAGCGACAGACCCGATCCGTAAATTGGTTGCTGATGCCTGTGGTTACAACCACACGGGCCACCCCCCAGACCTGCTGATGGCCTGGTGGATCGCCACGACGCAGATGCGGGGCGGGACGCACCGGGCAGTCCATGTGGACGCAGGCGGGTCTGGTGAGAGCGAAGCAGATCGGCTCCGACGGCTTTATGGCCACGGTGCCCGCGAGCAGTTCCAGCCCCTGAACATCAGTCTGGAATCGGAGTGGTAGCCATGGCAGACGACAAAGCACCGAAGACCATCGACATCCCCATCCCGCAGAAGCTGCAGAAGATGATCGGGCTGCCGTACTCTTCGCACACCATGTGGAGTGGGATCGACCCGGCGGAGTACAACCGCGACTTCGCCAACTTCCGGACGGCCATCGCCACCTACGAGAAGATGGTCCGGAGCGACAGCCAGTGCCAGTCAGTCTGGAACGTGATCAAACTCTGGCTCGACAGCCTCACCTACCGGGTGGACCCACCGAAGGAGCCTACCCCGGAGGAGACCCGGCTCCGCGACCTGTGCGAGCGCGGGCTCTACCAGCAACCCAATGCGTCAGGGGACGACCTGATCCACGAGTTGACCATGGGCATCCTGTGGTCCTGGGCCATCGTCGAGATGCAGGTCGAGTGGGTCGATGAGGAGCAGGCTTTCCTACCCATCGGCAGCGAGATGCGCTACCCAGGCAGCATCAACGACTTCATCACCGACGACCGAGGGAACGTCCTGTCGCTCGTGCAGGACACCTGGAACTTCCGGGCGACGGTAAAGGACCCCATCCCACGCCAGAACTGCATCATCTACACCCACGGGAAAGTCGGCAACGCGCTTGTGGGCGTAGGCTTCCAGCGGGCATCCCACCGAAACTGGAAGATGAAGTATCACGAGTTGAACTGCCAGGCGGTGGCCATCGAGCGGGCATCCACGATCATCCCGAAGATCAAGGTCCCCTCCCACCTCTACAACGAGAAGAAGGCAGAGTACGAGAACCTTGGCCGCAGCGTCCGGGTCAGCAAGCAGGGCTTCCTTCTCCACACGGATGATTGTGAGATCGATGTCCTGGACACCAAGGTCAGCGGCACCGCGCTCAAAGAGATCGGGCCGGCAGTCGATGCCCACGACCGCGCCATCGCAACCAACGCCCTGGTGCAGTTCCTCATCTTCGGCGGCGGGTCCACATCTGGTGCCCAGAACGTCTACGAGACATTCGTCGAGGCGTTCATCCGCGCGGTGTTGTCCCACGGCCGCTCGATTGGCAAGTCGATCAAGCGCGACATGTTCGAAGGGATCAAACGCTGGAACGGCTTTGCCGAAGACGTCCGCACCCCAGACTGCAAGCCCATTGGCCTCGACGACCCGACGCTGCAGGAACTGATCAACGCCCTGAACGTCCTGCTGTCCCACAAGGTGCTGAAGTTCTACGACGAAGACGAGAAGATGTTCCGGGACAAGTTGGGGATGATCACCCCGTCGAAGGACGCCATCGAGGTTGTGCCTGAGTGGGATCTCGGCGGCGACCCAAAGGACTCCCCCGACAAACTGATCGACCCGAAGCAGCCGAAGCAGCCGAACGACACGGCCACTGTCCAAGCCGAGGCCCTGGCCAGAGCGCCACGCCCCACAGCGCAGGCAACAGCCCCCCAGGTGGACGTCCTGGCGCAGGCGGTTGCGGACTCCACTACGTCCCAACATGAGCGCATGGCGGCGCAGGTCGCACAGGCGGAAGTCAGGGGCATCAAAGCCGACGCCGAACGGAAGTTGCTGGCGCTGTCCACCGACTTCCAAAAGATAGCCATCGACGACATCGTGGCCCAGGTCGCAGAACGCCAGGGCAAGGGGCTCGACAGCCTCAACGACGTGGGTGTCAGCGATGAGTTGATCAAGGCCCACACCGCGCGGTTGACGCCGGTGCTCGACAACGTGAAAAGAGCCGGCGCCCGACACGTCGTTGAGGAGTTGGCGGACCAGGCGGAAGCGAACGGAGATCCAGAGCTCGCCGTGGCCATCCGAGGGAACAGCCGGGCGACTGCGGTTTTCTCCGAAGAGGACTACACCGGCGACGGTTGGCAGGACTTCGCGGACTACACAGTGGGCCGGTCCCTGACCCGTGTCGCTGATGGCCTGGCCAATGTTGCCAAGGACGACGCCCCAGACTTCCAACGGACTGGCGAGTTCGACGAGGAAGGGCTCCGTCTGTCGCTTGAGGAGAAGGTGCTCGTCGTCGCAGCAGTGGCGTTCGGATACCTTTCCTCTGCGGCCTACAACGCAGGGCGGCACTCCGCAGCAGTCGCCAACTCCGAGTACATCGAGAAGGCCATCTACTCCAGTGTGCTCGAGGACAAGATCACATGCACGGAGTGCGTGGCCGCCAACGGGACCGTGACGACAGTCGGGAGCCCGCTCTACGAATCACTGATGCCACCTAATCGCCGGTGCCACGGGAAGAACCGCTGCCTGTGCATCTGGCTCTACGAAATCATCAACAGAGCCCCAGGAGGGCCGGAGGATGAACCTTGACTGACAAGACCCAGGAAACCACAGAACTGATCTTCGCCATCGAAGTGGTCTGCGTGAGAACTGCGGACGGGCAAATTCACTACGGAACCGAGAAGGTCGAAAGAGACGGGAAGCCAGTCCGGGTCCCGAGCGAGCAAGAGGCCGTGGCCGCGTTCGACTCCAAGTCGAAGGAGCTCACCGGGTCCATCAACAACCGGGAGATCGCGGAGAGGACCGCCGAGATGACCGCCGGGTTGGTGATGCGCAGGATGGCCGTCATGGCTGCAGCCCAGATGGGCGTGTCGACAGGTCTGGTCACCGCTGGCGGGCAAGAGATCCGAAAAACTGGCGTCCCGGCCGAGGAAGGAACCCACCAGCCCCCGATCCTGGTGAAGTAACATGCCAACCCAGCGACACTGCCTCACCCCTGGCTGCAACCGGCGACTGTTCGACGAGTCAGCCGAGGAGCCAGGTGGTGTAGTTGAGATTGTCTGTCAGACCTGCAAGGCGAAATGGTCCATCCAGATCGGCGTAACGGGGATGACAGAACTGGCCCCAGCCAACCCACAGAGCCTGGCGTCCCTACAGAGGCGCAGGCGGAAAAGGAGTTCGTGATGTTGTTCAAAGACGTGTTCAGTGGGTTGCCGGCGGAGGCAGTGTCCCTCGCCAAGAATGTCTACGACTCCATCGTGGCGTCCGGGCATTCCGACAAGCCAAGCGCCATCAAAACGGCGTGGGCGGCTGTCGGGCGCGTCTTTGAACTGGTGGACGAAGCCTGGCAGAAGCGGGTGGTGGCGACTGCTACCAGCACCGCGGCTAGGTGGGATGACTTCCCGGCAGACCTGCCCAAGGGGCTCACCGACAAGTACCCGGAGCGGCTGCTCGAGAACGCCTGGTGGAGGTTCAGCGACCTGTCCCCACACCTGGCCGAAGCGAAGATGGTTGACCTGGTGTCGGACTACATCGACGGGCGCTACCTCGACCAAGGCGGCGGCAAATGGGTCGAGTACTATTCGAAGGAGCAGAACGCCCAAGCGTCCCGTGATTCGCTCGGGACTCGCGGTGCGTTTACGTCGGTGGTGGAGATCTCCGACGACCCGAAGAAGATCACCCTGGTCGGGTCGGACTTCTTCATCGGTGAGCCGCTGCAACTGTTCCCCGAGCCGAGCAGTTGGTGGCGTGAAACAGGTTCCGGGACGAAGGTTCTTTGGGACATCACCGACGCCATGCTCGATAACGTTGAAGACGGCATCAACAACAACCGTGTTCCGTCGCTCCTTCCGATCGACCGAAACCATGGGTCTTTCGAGAAGGGTGCGGCCAGTGATGCTGTGGGCTATCACCTTCCCGGTACTGCGTTTAGGAAGGATGACGGGTCGCTTTGGTGCCTTCCCGCATGGAGCGAGGAAACCCGCGATAAGATCGTGTCGGGGAACGCCAACTTCTACTCGCCGGAGTGGTCCTGGAACTACTCCGATCCGAACAGCCAAACAGGGTACCTCGGAGAGACGTTAGTGGCGGGCGGCCTGACCAACGTACCGTTCTTTGTTACAATGTCACACATCAAGGGTACCTCAGCCAATCCTGAGAACAACAACGCCACACAGGTGGAGGACGACGAAATGGACTTCAAGAACATCGCCAAGGCAGCCCGGTTGCCCGAGGACGCCAACGAGGCGACCATCGTCGCACACCTGGCCAAGTTGGACGCCCGTCCCGAGGCTGACCGAGCCGCTGGCGTGCTGGAGACCCTGGGCCTGAACGAGAAAGCGACCGCCGAGGAAGTGGGCGCAGCCGTTACCGCCATGAAGGAGCAGGCGGACGCGAACAAGGCCGAGGCCGACAAGGCGCAGGCGGAGGCTGACAAGCAGACCCAGACCGCCACCGCCACCGCCGGTGACCTGGCGAAAGCCAACAAGAACATCGAGGCCATGACTGGCCGGCTCGACGCGATGGACCGGGCGGCTGCGACCCAGACCGCCGAGTACCAGGTACAGCGCGAAGTGCTCGACAAGGGTCTGGCCGAGGCGAGCCGCAAGGGTGACCTGGTGGCGATGCTGATGCGCGACCCCGAAGAGTACAAGCGCGACGTCAAGGAACGTGCTGACCGCGGCCCCGTGGTCGACGTTGGCGGGATGAAGGGACACGGCGTTGGCCCCACAGGCATCAACACCGACACCAGCAAGAAGGCCGAGGGAGCCGAAGCTACCCGGAAGCGCTCCAGCGAGATCATGAAGGAGACCCCTGGGATCTCCCGCTACGAGGCGATGAGCCAGGCTGCGCGCGAGAACGCTTCGGCGCTCGCTGGCAAGTAACCACAACGACGACGAACGGATCCCAGAGGCCGCAGAGCCCAGACCCGATCAACCAATAGAGGAGCGGCATCATGGCGAATGTACCCCTGGGAGGAAGCGGGCTGCCTTTCGAGGCAAGTGCGTCCCTGGCAACCAGCCAGTACCACTTCATTGAGCAACCGACTGCCGACGCGACGTCTGGGAACATTCTCACGGCGACCGTCTGCAACCATGCGGACGACGTGCCGTGGGGCATCAATCAGGGCAAACCGGCAAGCGGGTCGATTGACACCTGTCAGACCACCGGCCGCTCGTGGTTGCTCGTCGACGCCAACAGCCCGAACATTCCCATCGGCGGGATGGTAGGGACTGATGCCGATGGCCACGGGGTTCTGAAATCCAGTGACGGCGACATCTACCGTTGCCGGGCTCTGCAGGCGGCGACCGCTGACGACATGTACATCCAAGTTGACCTGGATCAGCACGGGACCATCGGGCCCTGATCCATAGGAGCGCACCATGGCGAACGTATCACTAGGTGGAGAGGGGTTGCCTTTCGAGGCTTCCGCAGACCTGTCCAGCAGCCAGTACCATTTCATCGAGCAGCCTACCGCGAACGCATCCACCGGGAACATTCTCACTGCGACCGTGCCCAACGCGGCCACCGACGTTCCCTGGGGCATCAACCAAGGCAAGCCCGAGAGTGGGCAGATCGACACCTGCCAGACCACGGGGCGCTCCTGGCTGCTCGTGGACGCCAACTCCTCGAACATCGCCATCGGTGACATGATCGGGACATCCAATACTGGCCACGGAGTCCTGAAGGATACCGACGGTCAGATTTACCGCTGCCGGGCCTTGCAGGCTGCAACAGCGGATGGGGTCTACATCCAGGTAGACCTTGACGAGCACGGAACAATCGGACCCTGATCCTTAGCGGAAATACGACGCTTTAGCATTCGTCCCCAGAGGCCATTCGAGCCCCGGACCTTCAGAAAGGGAGCTACACAATGGCCGACATCACCAGAGGCGACGTCCACACCGACGCGCTCCATGACGACTTTGGGTTGGCATGGCGCGAGACGGATGAGTCAGTCAAGCGGTACCCGGCAGCGACCGGCAACATCTTCCCCGAGGTGGAGGCCAAGAAGTCGTCTGGTACCTACCTGGAAGTGAACCTTGAGGACTGGAAGCGGGTGCAGGCGAGCACTGGTGGTCTGTACGACAAGGCACCGACCGTCGAGTTCGGCGTGTCGAGCGGGTCCTACGAGTGCGTGAAGCACTGGGCCAAGACCCCGATGAGCCATGAGGTCGAGGACGACTCGGACGTCAACGAAGTCACCGACGCTCAGAATCTCCGTGAGTTCGTGGACATGCAGGTCCACATGGAGATCGAGTCGAGTTTCATCGCGGACGCCTTCATCACCGGCAAGTGGGGAACCAGTGCGTCGATCACCAACAAGTGGTCGGATAGCGGCGTAGCCTCCACCCCGCTCGAGGACATCGACACCGCAGACACCACGATCAGTGACAACACTGGTCGTCGGGTCAACACCGGCATCCTGGGTCTGGAGGTCTGGAAGAAGCTCCGGCGCCACCCCGCGATCCGCGACTGGGTTCAGAACCGCACCGGCGGTACCTCCCGCGCCATGGGCGACCTGGAGGACCTGGCGGCGGCGACCGGGGTCGAACGCTGGTTCGTGCCTGAAGGTTTCTACAACAGCTCTGCCAAGAACGTGACGGCTTCGTACAGCCGGAACTACGGCAACGGCATGTTGCTCTTGCACCTCGACGGCAACCCCGGCACCGGCCCCATGAAGTTGCGGCCGAATGCGGGTGCGATGTTCTGGCGCAAGTTCGAGGGTCAGCAGTTCCACCACCGCACCTGGACCGACGAGGAAATCACCGTCGATTACATCCAGGCGACCATGAAGATGGTCTTCAAGGTGTTGTCCACTGCCCTCGGTTACTGGATCGAATCTCCCGTAGCCTAATAGTAGGCTTGGGTTCTAGGAGGATCGCGATGCGTAAGCTCACCACCATGATGGTGCTGGCCGCCGGTTTGCTGGCGGTGTTCATCGGGAGCGGCCATGCCGCCACCCACAACAACGACGCGCAGGCGGTCCCCCTGGAGCAGGTGGCCGACCAGGGGCCTCTTGATGCCTCTGGTCCGCTGCTGGCCTCGCTCGCCTGGGGTCCGTTGGTTATCCCGCAAGCCGTGGTTTCCTTCGTGAAAGGGGTCACTCACTCCTTCTACGTGCAGGGCTTCCTGAACGTGGGGACCGATTCGGTCGCCGGCCTCGCGGCGGGTGACATTCAACTTGAAAATGACCTGACTGTCGGTGGAGACACAACCCTTGGGACCGGCACCGCCGCGAACTTCCCAGTCTCCCGCTCGTTCCACCAGGACCCCGAGTTGGGCGACGGCACAAAGGAGGGTGCGGTTGTTGGCCAGTTGACAGTTACCGCATCGACTGCGGCTGAGGCTGACCTGACTTACGCCTATCTCGACGATGGGGCTGGAGCGGCAAGCATCGCAGCGAGCGAGCAGGCAGCGGCATGTAACAGCGCAACTGCTGACGACTGCGACACGTTCGCCAGCGCAGGGGCTGAGGCGTCTGGTGACGCTCTTTACTACTGCGCAGCATCCCGGTTCCACGGGCTTGGCTACACCATTACTGGCACTGCTGCCACCTATTCTGGGGGGGCTGGGAAATACCAGTATCCCACCGCTGACGACACTTGGGCCGACCTGACCGAGCTATCCGACGGAAGTCTGAGTGCCCACGACACGCAGGAGCAGACTGGCCGCGTCCTGTTCGCCATGCCGGAGAACTGGTTCGAGAACGCCACCGGCGGAACCAAGGCGATGGCTGCGGACTCCGGGTTCTGCGTGCGCTTCGTGCTCACCGGAACAGCTGTGACACAGGTCGCGATTATGGACCAAGTAACTGTGATCCTACCCGCAGTGACCGATGAGGATCTTCCACAGGTTGCCACGGCAGGCACCCTTGTCGGGGTGTCGTCCAATTGCGAGGTGGCCAACAGCGGAGTCCCAGTCCATCTGACGATATGGAACGCGACCACGAAGGACGTCACCTACTACACCCAGGCTGACGGCAACTACTGCGACCACACCGGGTCGCTGACCTTGGCGTTCAGCGCTGGCGATGAGTTGGCAATCGTGAGTGACTGCGACAGTTCTGGTGCGACCTGCGCCGAGGGCTGCACTCTTTTGTTGGATTTCCAATAGAGCCCTAGAGGCCACAGGAGCGAGATAACATGCACTTCGAAACCATTGGCACCATCCTCCGCAACAGCACGGGGCAGCCCCCTATCCAGCCGAAGCGCGGCTTGACCATGAAGCACTTCGACACGATGGGCTTCCCGGGTGACGCGGAAGACTGTTGCCAGCAGTTGTTCAAGGAAGGGATCATCAAGCCCCTCGACGACGAGGCGAAGGCGTTCCTCGGCATCATCGAGCTGATCGTGGAAGAGAAGCTCATCATGGAGGATCTCCCCGAGGCTGACGAGATTCAGCCCCTGGCGAACTACCCCTCCCTGACGGTTGACCAGGTGGTGGCCAAGTTGAAGGACTTGAACGACCGCCAGGTCAAGGACGTGTTCATCTACGAGACCGGCAAGAAGGGCAAGAGCCGCAAGGGTGTGGTCGAGGCGTGCAACAAGCGCCTGGCTCCCCCGGAGGATGCCGACGAGAGTGCGGAGGGCGAGTAGCTTTCGACCACCAGAACAGAGCATACCGGGGCGTCCCTGGGTCCGCTCACGGGCCGAGCGGACGCCCCTTGTAGTTTGAGAGGAGAAGCAGGCCATGGCTATCAAGAACGCAGGGAACCTCGTCACCTTCGTAGAGGCTGGCGACATCGCGAACGGCGTCTCCAGTGCGGTCAACACGCCGGCCACCGCCAAGCGCACTGCTACCTCGACCCTGCGGATGGCAGCCCTGCGGATGGATGGGGGCTACGATGACCCCGCTGCTGGCGGCCAGATGACCTTGTTCGAACAGGTCGGAACCGGCACCAGCGGGCGGGACGTCGCGACCAACAACTCAGGGCCTGACACCATCGACTCGGCCACCGGGAGTTTCCTCACTGACGGAGCCCGCGCCGGCTACCTTGCTGAAGTGGCGGGGACTGGCAGCGGGACCAACGACGGCATCTTCCTCATTGCCACCGCCGGGGCATCGCAGTTGGTGCTCGACGCCATCGAGGCGGTCACCACGGTTGCTGCGGCTGCAGGCATCACCATCACCTACTACAAGCCGATCAAGCGGTCGGTAGCGTGGCTCCCTGGTATCGACCCCTTGGCCCCCATCGTCGGTGGTGTTGGTAAGTCGCTCATCGTCAGGCTGTGGGAGGGTGGTGCAGCTGTGCTGGGCTACGTCTCCCTGACGGCGCAGGAGTAGGCCCATGGCGCTCACCGTACCCGCGCAGACCTACGTCACCGCAGCGGACGCTCTGGTGTACGTGCCGAATGTCGAGGTGACGGCCACTGGGGCGAAGCCGACGCTGACCCAGTTCGAGGCGATGCTCACCCTGGTGTTCGAAGAGGTCAACTCCCTGATAGAGGGGAAGGGCCTGGCCACCCCCTTGACGGACGCAACGGCTATCCTGCGCGTCAGGAACGGCCAGATCTTCGGCGCGCTCGAGATGATGTATCTGGGGAAGAACGATGATGCCCAGGCCGCACCGTGGGCCAAGAAGTACCGCGACTTCAAGAAAGACCTGGTGGATGAGAAGATTCACCTGGGCATCGCCATCCCCGACAGCAACCCGCGGATCAGTTCCGACTTCGCCACCGGCGGCGACAGAGAAGACAGCATCTTCACCATGGACGACGAGTACTAGGAGACAGGCAAAGCAAGTGGCAGGCGAACACCTCATGGGACTACGAACGAGGACCAAGGGCCTCGACGCAGCCATCACGCATATCGGCATGGCACGCAAAGCCATGGGTGACATGCGGACGGTGTGGCGTCAGTTCCACAATGGGCGCCCGAAGAACAAGGGTGGCCTGCCCCAGTTCCGCAACTTCATCCAGATCGAGCGAGACCATTTCCGGACCCATGGCGGGTACGGCGGGACGAAGTGGGCGCCCTACACCAAGGAAGAGTGGCATTACCTGCTTCGGTTCAAGGCGTTCAAGGTGCGGGCCAAAGACGGCTGGGACGGCACCCCGATGCTGCGCTGGACCAAGAGCAAGAGCATCCGTCCGCAGGCCAAGGAACGGCTGTACCCCTCCTTCGTCAACGTGAAGCACAAGGATCACGTCTTCATTTCCAAGAAGCGGCGGATGGAGGTCGGGTCCAAGACCCCCTGGGCCAGCAAGCACCACGCCGGCCGGGGTCAGTACGCCAGCGGCATTGGCTCAAGCAAGGTCCAGTGGAGCCTAGTCAAGCGCAGCCTGATCGGCGTGACCAAGCATGACACCCGCAACATAGCTCGATTGATCCAACGGAAGGTGATGCGCAACTTCGGCACGAAAGCACGGAGGAGCCTCTGATGCCTGCCGAGAACGTAACCAACCGGCTGATCGACGCGATGGACGACGCGACGTCCGGTCTGGATGTGCAGTTGGCAGCCCTGACCACGGTCGAGACCGTCAAGTACACCCTGGGTTCCCCTCTGGAGTACCGGACAGAGGAACCGAAGATGGGCCAGGTCAAGGGGTGGCCCTGGTGTCTGTTTGTGATCGAAGACACCGACATCGAGTTCTTGGACACCAATGGCTACGAGGATCACGTCCACCAGTTGTACTGCGCCTACTGCTTCCACGGCGAGGATCGTCAAGCGATGAAGAAGATAGCCGAGCGGGCGGCGCTGGCGATGAAGCGCGTCATCTTCAAGGCGTGGCTGTTCGAGAGCTACTGCGGCGACGACGTGTCGATTACCCAGGTGACCGACCCTAATCTGTCCTACGGTCTGGAGAGCGCGAAGAACCTTCCGTTCGACGTGCCGGGCGACATTTTTGCAAGCGGAGACATTCGCGTCACGGTCCACGAGCGCGTGGTCCAGGCGACATAGGAGAACACCATGGCAGCGCCACCCCTGACTAAGCGTACCGTCCACGCATCGCGGATTGAGACCACCTACGGGTCAGACCCGACCGTGGACATCACCAGCTATGCGATGCTCGTCAACTCCGACGCCGGCATCACCCCCAAAAAGGAGGTGGTGGAGCGCACCGGGCAGCGTAGCACCTTGAGCCCCCTGCGAGCCATCCCCGGCATGGCGACTGGCGCCTTCGACTGTGACGCGGAGTTCAAGACGAGCGGCACCGCTGCCGATGGTGGAGCAACCGACGTCTGTAACCTCTACCCGCTGCTGGTGGCCTGCGGGCTAGACGCCACTCGGACAGCAGAGACGGGAACCGACAACGACGGGTTCATCTGCTACCAACCCCGGAGCCTGGCGGCAGAGGCCACTCCGATCAACTCCTGCTCAATCGAGCAGTGGATCGGCATGGAGACTGCAACCTCCAGCCTGCATCGGCAACTCCGAGGCGCCGTGGGAACCTGCGGTTTCTCCCTTGAGGCTGGCAGCATCCCCAAGGTCAACTTCTCGATGCAGGGGCTCTACACGAAGCCCGCGGATGACGCGGGCACCAACTGGACCACCGACGCAGGCTACGACACCAACCTGCCCCAGAAGATCCAGTCCCTGGCTTGCACCTTCGACACCTACGCCGGCCTGACCGTCCGGAGCTTCGGCTTCGAGTTGAACAACGTGATCACCGGCCGCCCCGACATCAACTCCAGCGGGAGCATGGCCGGGTTCTTCATCACGGACAGGGCCCCGACATTCAACATGGTGGTCGAGGCTCTGTTGGCTGCGACGAAGGACATGTGGGACGCGGTAGACACCGGCGCCACCCTGGCGGTGACCGCCATCGTCTCCAACTCCAGCGTTCAGGACCGGATCTACTTCTCGCTGCCAACTTGCACGGTCTCTGATGTGACCCCCGGCAACGACGGAGGCATCGCCACCTACACCATCACCGGCAAGATGTACGGCGACGACGATGAGATCCGTATCGTCCAAGGCGCCGGAACATCGGCAGGCGCAACCAACGACATCTAGGAGCAGCCAATGGCTTCCCCATTTCTAAGCAAGCGCGGTGTCGTCTCGGCAGTCATGGAAGGCAACGGGTACGGGTGCCAGCCAGCAGTCGGGCCTACCGTCAGCAGCCACGACATCCTGACCAGTGAGCCGGCCTGGTCCATGGTCCATGAGCCCAACGCCAGGTCCGGGTACCGCCCGACGCTGAGCCCCCTGCGCGAGATCGAAGGGGCGAAAACGTGGAGCGTAGACCTGACCACCGAGTTGAAGACCAGCGGGGCAGCTGCTGGTGACGGTGCTGGTGGCAACGGCACGGCGTGGGAGGGAGGTCACCTCCTGCGTGCCTGCGGTTACTCATTTACCAGCCACGACGAGACCGGCGCAGGTAACGAGGACGGCTACGACTCCTACGTGCCGCTGTCCTATGCCCAAGAGTCCATCGCGCTGACAGACCACCTTGGCGGGGCAACCGCCACATCCAGCATCAAGTACACCCTCCGGGGCGGTGTCGGGAACGTCTCGTTCGAACTCCCAGCCGGTGGCATCCCGATGGCGTCCTTCTCCTTCCAAGGGAAGTACACAGCGCCAGAGGACAACACCACCGTTGACTGGACCGCGGCGTCCTACCAGACATCACTCCCGGTCAAGGTCCAGAGCATCCTCGCCACCGTCGATGGGTACCAGACCGGCGTCATCCGCAACCTGAACATCGACACCGGCAACGTGATCTCGAAGTTGGCGAACGTCAACGGCCCGTACTTCGCAGGCGGCGTCAACCTGACCTTTGCCGATGCCGACCCCGACACCATCACCAGAGCGTCTGGGTCCTGGATCACCGACGGAGTGGTCCCTGGAATGCGGTTCACCGTTGCCGAGTCTGCGAGCAACGACGGCAGTTACACTGTAGCCACCGTGTCAGCCCTGGTCATCACTTGCATTACCGGAGACGCATTGGCGGCAGAGGGACCGACCGGAAGCATCACCCTGAACTTCTGGGACTCAGAGGGGACCTACGGGTTCTGCATCACCGACCGGCTGCCAACCTTCTCGCTCACCATGGAGCAGGTACTGGCCACCACCAAAGACATGTGGCAACTGCCAGACGAGGGCGACACCCTGGCCTTGTCCGCAATCATCGGCAACGGCACCGGAGGCGGGACACCAGACACCCACAACCGCATCTACTTCGGATTACCATACGCCACCATCGACGACATCGCCCCCGGTAGCGACAACGGCGTGGCTGTCTGGAACATCACCGGGCGCCTGTATAGTGTTGATGGAGACAACGAAATCCTCATCGTGCAGGGAGCAGGCACGACCGCATAACCAGAGCCCCCGTTGAGGGGCCGGAAGGAGCAACAGAGACATGAAAGGCATCAACCCGGAAATCCCGTTCAAGCACATCCCGCTCGAGGACCAGAAGGCCATCGAGGCGGGCAAGATGGACGAGGCGGACGCCACCGTCTTCACCTTGAAGGCGCTGTCCTACGGCGACCAGATGAAGTTGGAGGACGGCGGAGCCAAGTACACCCACAAGG